TTTGGGAGTTAAATATATGTCAGAAGATATTACATTATCAATCCCATTCAGCAAGGTAGATACCGCCCGTCGCATTGTGACGGGCTATGCTACTGCTGATAATATTGATCCCTCTGGTGACTTAATCGAATATTCAGCATCTGAGCAAGCGTTCAGCAATTGGGTGGGAAACATCCGAGAGATGCACGCTCCAAAGGCTGTTGGCAAGGCGATTAATTACCGTCCGGTGATAGTCCCCTATCAGGGTCGTGAGTACCGTGGATTTGAGGTTGACGCCTACATCTCTAAAGGTGCTCAGGATACTTGGGAGAAGATTCTGGACGGAACACTTAAAGGGTTCTCGGTCGGTGGAAGAATCGTAAAAGCTTCAGAAGACATCGACAAATCAAGCAATAGAACAATTCGTCGGATTAAGCAATATGAATTAAATGAACTGTCACTTGTAGACAACATGGGGAACCCGGCTGCTGTCGTTACTATGGTAAAGATGGCTTCTGATGGTTCCCTTAACTACGATCTGGCTAAGTACAAAGTATTTTATTGCGACCGTCACGGCGTCGCAAGAATCAATGAAACACAGTGTGAGCATGGTGACACCATGCGTGAAATTGGCTCTGTTGACGAATTAGATATTGACGTAATCGTAAAGATGGTGCAAACGGAAATCGTCAAGGCTGCTGAAGGTTTTGTGCCACCGCAAGGTGCCCGCACAGAAGCCCGCAGAGGTCTTGAGTGGCGTCGTGAGTTCAATCGCGGCGGCACTGCTATTGGAGTAGCGCGAGCTCGTGATATCTCCAATGGTAAGGAATTATCTATTAGTACTATCAATAGAATGGTGAGCTACTTTGCAAGACATGAGGTAGACAAGAAAGGTCAGGGATGGTCGCCCGGTGAAGATGGTTACCCATCTGCTGGACGCATTGCTTGGGCTCTTTGGGGCGGAGACGCTGGAAGAACTTGGGCTAATTCCATTGCCGATAGAATGAACAAGGTAGATATGTTATCGGAGATTGAGTCCCTTCAGGGCTCAGAGGAAGATAGTGTTATGGAGAAGGAAGTGGCTTACGGTCACAAGACTCCTCCGAAGGGGTTCCCTGAGAATCGTAGTCAGTATGCTGACCCCGATAATTACAAGTATCCGCTCGATACTGCTGAGAGAGTAATGGCGGCGTTCCGCTACTACAATCAAGGTGGTCAGCAAAGTGCTGGTGGTTATAACGATGCTCAGTGGGCTTCTATTGGTAGAAGAATTATTGCTGCGCTCAATCGTCTTTCGGAAACGGATTACACGATGGAGAATGGTAAAATTGTTCGCAAAGATATAGGAGGCAACATGGATTTGCAAAAAAACATTGTAGATGATACAGTGGAGTCTGTGCAGACGCTTTCGGAGAACACAAAGATTGGTTTAATTGCGAAGTTTGTTTCGTGGATTAATGGTGAGTCAGATGACGTAACCAAGTCAGTCGATGTTACCGAAACTGTAACAGCCGAGCCTGTTTCATCTGCTGCCCCCGTAGCGCCCAATGTCAACATTTACATCAACCGCAATGGAGATGTAGAGAAGGCTGCCGGTGCTGAGGTCATTTCTGACTCAGAGCAGGAAATTGCTAAGGCTATGGAGTGCCCAGAATGTGGCGCTTCCGTGCCAGATGGCGAAGATTCCTGCCCCGAGTGCGGTTACGAAATAGAAATGGAAGAGGGCAACTACAAGAAGTCTGTTGATTCAGATGAAACAATCACCGATGGTGAAGACAATGGAGGTAATGAAGTGGATCTCGAAAAGCTTATGGAGGGTATTGGTGCCCTTCTGGACGAGAAGATCAGCAAGATTAAGGAAGAGGTAATCGAGACAGTGGATGAGAAGCTGGCCGAGGTTACAAAGTCTGTTGACGAGAAGGTAGAGACAGTTTCTGAGCGCGTTGAGACCGTTGAGAACGCTGGCGCTATCAAGAAGTCGGTAGACGAGGAAGTTGTGGGCGATGAGGAGATCATCGAGAAGAAGGCCGAGTCATTCTGGGGTGGCATCTTCGTACCCGCGGAAATCGCAGAAGTTTTGGGCTATCAGTCCTAATTAGGAGGAAATAATATGGGTTCAAGAGAACTTTTAGAGAAGGTTGTTTCTACTACGCAGATTGGAGCCGGTGGCGGGGGGCTTCTTAACCCCCAGCAGTCGAACCGATTCCTTGACTACTTAGTAGAGCAGTCGGTACTCCTTAACGATGTGCGCGTTGTGCGAATGAACCAGCCAACAGTGGAGATCGATAAGGTTAACGTGGGCACACGTATCATGCGTAAGGCTACTGAGGCTGTTGATGACGGGACGAATGTGGACCCCACATTCACCAAGATTTCAATGACCACAGTTAAGCTTCGTCTCGACTGGGAACTCTCAACAGAGGGCCTTGAGGACAACATTGAGGGGACAAGTCTTGAGGACCACGTTGCTTCGCTTATGGCTCGCCAGACAGCGAACGACCTTGAGGACCTTGCCCTTCACGGTGACACCACATCTTCGGATGCGCTTCTGAAGTCGCTTAACGGCTACATCAAGCGTGCCCGTTCAGACGCGACGGTAGTTGATGCCGCTGGTGCGAACCTTTCACGTTCACTCTTTGACCGTGCGCTTCGCAACCTGCCCAACAAGTACCTCCAGCGTCGTAGCCAGCTTTCATGGTACACATCATCAAGCCTGATTCAGGACTACATTTGGTCGCTTTCAATCGGTAGCGACACTGGTCTTGGCGGGACAGGTGCTCCTTCACCCGGTAGCAACCTTGGTGACCTTATTGTGAACGCCGGTACAGGTGCTGGTTCAGGTGGCGGTAGCGCTGTCGTACAGGGTATTCGTCCCTTCGGTATCACGCTGAAGGAAGTTCCGCTTATGACGGAGACGGAGACTGGTACATACTCAGGTGCTGCTGGTAACCACGGTATCGTGGAGCTTACGTTCCCCGACAACCGTATCTGGGGCATCCAGCGTGACATCGTGGTTTACCGCGAGTTCAAGCCTAAGAAGGACACAATCGAGTACACGCAGTTCATCCGAGTTGCGAACCAGATTGAGAACGCTGAG